GGGAACGCCAGGGCCAGGGGGGAGGGGTCCTCTAATATATGCACTGGTGAGCAAATTTTAGAAAAAATAAACCATTATGTATTACAATCGAAACCTATTTATAATACTAATAGATATAGAGGGGGGTGTATTAGATACTAATATCTATTATACACCGTATTTCAATCTTGTCAAGAGAAAAATTTATTTTAATTAGTTTAGCGCAGAAAACTGCGGAATAAAAATTTATTTTAAAATAATTAAAAAAAAGACTTGACAAAACCTCCCACAGCGTTATAATATATAATAGGGCATAGAATATCTTGGCGGGAGATACGTAAAGAAGGCTATTCGTCAGTCCTTTTCCTAGGTGGTTGTTGAGCAAAGCTCTCTTCCGCCAAGATACTAAGGAGATAGTATGACAGGTATTGTTAAAAAAGGCTTGACAAAGAAGCAAGAAACCTTTTTAGATAGTTTATTTTCTAATGGTGGCAATGTAGTTGAAGCGATGGAAGTTTCGGAGTACCATCCTGGCTCTCGTTCCAACCTTCTTAATGGTTTACGTAATGAGATTGCTGAACGAACCAAATCAAGTCTTGCTGGTGCAGCCGCCAAGTCAGCTAAAAGAATGGAAGAAGCTTTGGATGCTGATGGCACCATACCAACTTCACAGATGGAAACAAGAATGAAGGCTGCTGCTGATATCTTGGATAGAGTTGGTGTTAGTAAACGACAGGAAGTTGATATCAGAGCAGAGGTAGTGCATGGTGTAGTTCTTCTTCCAGCTAAGAAAAAAGAAACTACTATAAATTATGTCGGATGATAAACCTAAACGAAATTATCATGTAAGTAGAAAAGTACAGGAACAGAGAAAAACCTACCAACAGATAAGACGTAAAAAAGAACAGCTAGAAAAATTAGAAAACAAGAAAAACAATTTGGCTAAGACCCCTAAGAAGAAAGGGGTAGTAAAAGAAAAAGAAGATAAGAAGGCTCCTGATAGTAATGTTATCTTTGAATCTAATGAGGGGCCGCAATACTCTTTCTTAGCTGCACCGGAAAAAGAAGTACTCTATGGCGGTGCAGCAGGTGGTGGCAAATCCTATGCAATGTTAATGGATTTGTTACGTTACGCCTCTAATGGTAATCATAGAGCATTGTTACTACGGAGAACATTAGCAGAACTAACGGAACTGATTGATAAAAGTAAACAAATATATCCAAGAGCGTTTCCTTCTGCTAAGTTTAAAGAATCTACAAAGACGTGGGTATTTCCTTCGGGAGCTACCGCACTATTTAGTTATGTAGATCAAGATGATGATGTATACAGATACCAAGGCATGTCGTTTTCATGGATTGGTATTGATGAGTTAGGACATTATCCCACTCCTTTTGTTTGGAACTATCTCCGTTCTCGTTTACGTACTACTGATCCTGAGATCGAAACGTATATGAGAGCTACTGCTAACCCTGGCGGTATCGGGGGCTGGTGGATTAAACAGATGTTTATTGATCCTGCCCCACCTGATGAGTCTTTTTGGGCTACAGATATAGATACTGGCACTACGTTAGCATACGGAAGGGGCCACGCAAAAGAGGGCATACCGTTATTTGCTCGCAAGTTCATCCCTGCTCGCTTAACAGATAACCCTTACTTAATGCAGGATGGAACATACGAAGCAATGCTTATGTCCTTACCAGAAGTTCAACGTAGGAGACTTCTGGATGGAGATTGGAATGTAGCGGAAGGTGCAGCGTTTAGTGAGTTCTCACAGAAAGAACATATAATAGACCCTGTTGAAATTCCGTATAATTGGATTAGAATACGTGGATGTGACTATGGCTTCAGCAGCCCCTCTTGTGTACTCTGGGGTGCTGTAGATTGGGACGGGTGCATCTGGATTTATCGTGAGTTATATCAGACCAAACAAACAGCAGAAAATTTAGCTGATCTCATTCTCACGATGGAGGCAGATGACCCTTCCATGTATCTCTCCGTTCTGGATAAGTCCTGTTGGAATAGAACAGGAACAGGAAAGAGCATAGCCTTGACAATGATTGAGAAGGGGTTACGCTGGATTCCATCTAACTCTGATAGAATGCAAGGCAAGCAGGAAATACATAAGAGATTACAGCTTGATCAGAATTTCCAGCCACGACTTCGTATCTTTAACACCTGTACTAATCTAATTCGTACACTACCTACATTACCATTGAGTAAAAATAATAGTGAAGATGTAGATACCAAAGCAGAAGATCATGCATACGATGCACTTAGGTATATGTTTATGACACAACAAAGCAATCGCTCATTTGTCCCTTCATATTTTAGGGGAGCAGAACAGCAACATCAGGTACAAGATTCTGTATTTGGATACTAGGGAAATAATAAATGGTTACCAGAAAACAAATAGAAGCAGCAACAGATAAATTAGAAAAAACAAAAATGGCATATTATCGAGAGTTGTTTAATGTAAAAAGAGGGCTATCTGGAAAGAATTTAAAAAATAAAAGTAAAGCTTATAATAGTGCTTCAGATAAAGTTAAACTTTTAACTTTACAATATAATGAAGAACAAGGAATAACACCAAAATCTCAAGGAGAAATATGGTCTGAAAGCTTTAGAAAAGACTTTCCTATTTCTAGAGGATCAAGTGAAGCTTTTGAACAAGAAAAAGCTGCAAGAGAATATCTAACAAAATTAGTAAAACAACAAGACTTAGATGATTTAGAAGATGCATTACAAGTACAAGAATCAAAAAGATTTAAAGGATACAAAGACCCTACAATAACAGTTCCTAAACGGAAAGAAGCAGTACGTTTAATAGAAAGTGATCCTTCTATATCTCCTGGTAATTTAGAAAAAGCATTACAAGAACAAGAATCAAAAAGATTTAAAGGCTATTCTAAAATTCAAGAAGATACTTCTCCTGACTTTGATAGAGATAAAGATATTTTTCATCAAATAGCCTACGGTATCTCGAAACTTACAGGACAAGACCCTAGTGTAGAGCTAATATATCCCGGTGATAAAAGATACGGAAGTTCAGAAGAAGAAGACGAAATGGTAAAGTATCTTAAAAAAGGTGGGAAAGTAAAAAAGAAAAAGAAAAGTAAGAAGAAATACACTTCTAAAAAGAAATACGCAATGAACAGAGGCGGTATGGCTTCTGTTCGTAAACCAACCAGAGCATAAGGAGATTTAATATGCCAACTAATTATCGTTATCCAGGTAAATCCGACTTTGAGTCTTGGTCAATGCAAGGCGAGATGAGTGATGTCAATGCTGGTAGCCTATACCGTGAAGCTAAAGAAGGCGACTTGCTTGGTTCTACAGGTGCTAACTTCAGTCAGTTTACTCAAACTTCTAAAACAAAAATGAAGAATGATGAAGCGGCTATCTTTAGGATGGCTGAAGATCATTCTGTATATGATACTTCTGGAAAGTAGTATTATAACAAATGTCTCTTGACGACGAAGAAACAGAAACAATCGAACTTGATGCTGAAGAAGTTCCTGGTTTATCAGGAGCTATTCAGCAGAAATTTATTGAAGCAGAAGAAGGCCGATATAATGATGAGATGCGCTGGTTAAAAGCGTATAAAAATTATAGGGGGATTTCTGATAGCTCTACTGCTTATTCTTCTTCAGAGAAATCTAAAGTCTTTATTAAGATTACCAAAGTTAAAGTACTCGCAGCTTTTGGTCAGATTATAGATATTCTCTTTTCAAATAATAAATTTCCAATTACAGTTTCTAGTTCTCCAGTTCCAGAAGGTGTTGCAGAGTTTGCACACATACCTTCTCCTGAAGAGAAACAACTTCCTAAAGAAATAGGAAATACTTCATTACATGATCTAGGTTATGATGGAGAAGATATGCAAGAGTTTCTTGCTGGTCTAAAAGAAAAGTATAATGGTTCTACTCTAATAGAAGGGAAATCTATTTTTGATACTGCACAGATTTCTCCAGCACAGGAAGCTGCTCGTAACTTAGAAAAACAAATTCATGATCAGCTAATGAATACAAATGCAATGACTGTTCTTCGTCATTCTATCTTTGAATGTTGTTTACTAGGAACAGGAATTATTAAAGGACCATTTAATTTCAATAAAACAATACATAACTGGAAGGTAGAGAATGATCAAAAAACTTACGAACCTTATGAAAAGGTTATACCAAAAATTGAAGCAGTTTCTTGTTGGGATTTCTACCCCGATCCGGCGGCTGTTTCATTAAACGATGCTGAATATGTAATACAACGACATAGATATAATAGAGAACAACTACGCAGTCTAATTCATCGTCCATATTTTGATAAGATGGCTATTGAAGATGTTCTTTCTGAATCTCCTAAGTATGAAGGAAAACATTTTGAATCTGAAATTCATTCTGAAGGAGATGAGTATCTCTTCTCTGATAAAAGATATGAGATACTAGAATACTGGGGAATGTTAGATGCAACATTAGCCAGACAGTTTGGTTTAGATGTTCCTCATTATGTTAGTGATTTAGATTCAGTACAAGTAAATGCATGGATAGTTGGAGATGCGATTATTAGATTAGTTCTTAATCCTTTCGTACCTGCTCGTATTCCATACTTTACTTTCCCCTACGAATTAAATCCATATCAACTCTTTGGTATTGGCGTAGCAGAGAATATGGAAGATTCACAATTACTAATGAATGGTCATATGCGAATGGCTATTGATAACTTAGCCCTTGCTGGCAACATGGTTTTCGATATTGATGAAACCCAGTTAGTTCCAGGGCAGTCAATGGATATCTATCCTGGTAAGATTTTTAGGCGGCAATCTGGACAATCAGGTACAGCAGTTAATGGTGTTAAATTTCCTAGTACTGCCAATGAGAACTTACAGATGTTCGATACTGCTAGACGGTTATCAGATGAACAAACAGGTATCCCTTCTATAGTACATGGACAGACAGGCGTAACAGGGACAGGCAGAACTGCTTCTGGTCTATCTATGCTACTAAGTTCAGCAGGATTATCAATTAAAACTGTTATAAAGAATATAGATGATTTCCTATTAAAACCTCTGGGAGAATCATTCTTTCAATGGAACATGCAGTTTAATGATGAGAATGCTGAGATCGTTGGAGATTTGGAAATTAAACCAAAAGGTACTTCTGCTATCATACAGAAGGAAGTACGTACACAACGATTAACAACTTTACTACAAACAGTTGCTAATCCCATGTTAGCACCGTTTATTAAAATTCCCAACTTAATGAAAGAACTTGCTATCTCTCAGGATATCGATCCAGATGAATTGGTTAATGATCCTAATGAAGCAGCAATCTTTGCAGATATTTTAAGAGGTTTATCTAATGCAGCAGGAAACGGCGAAGAAGCTCCTCCCAATAGTCAACAACCCCCAGTCATGGGAGCCGGTCCAGGCGTACCTTCAGGAGCAAACCCAATGGACCCATCGGGCGTTGGTGGTGGCAACATCGGAATCGGAAATACGCCAGTTGCAGGGGAGAGCAATTTTACTGGAGCAGCTCCTCCACTTGAAGGACCAAATCAAGAGTTCGTTGGACAGCCATAATATGGATAAACAGAATAATGATGGATAAAGAACAAGAACAAGAAATTGCCCTTTTTATTTTTGGGGAAGCGTTTTCAGATCAAATACAAGGAATGTCTTTTGCAGAAGGAAGACCAGCTTTTGATTCTATTGAAACAGCTTCTTTAGATTTTACTGAACAACCATATAAACAAAGTAGAACAGTTGTTCCGCAAGGATTCCAAGATGGAGGAGATGTAGATAATGTCTATACGCCTCCTGTTTATACTCCTGAAATTAATAATATATCAAAGGATAACCCATCTTTACCTTATAAAGATTTGTTGAATGTTATTACAGGAAAGACAACAAATACCAAAGTACCCCCTCTTTCTGAGCAAATAGAGCTTGTTGATAATGGAGATGCAAGTATTGGTACAGATCAGGATATAGAACCACAAACTTTTGCTGGTTTTCTTAGTGGATGGGGAATTGTTGGAAGAGATATTATTGCAAATATTCCAACACCTATTAATATAGCAAGAAAAGCACTTTTAGGCGAGATACCTGGTATACCCGGTTTGCCAAGTGCCGTTGCGAGTCAATCGACTGCTTATGGTGGTGGAGAATATGGTCCTACTGGACCTGGGCCTGGAACTGGTACACCATCTGCTGCTCCCGATTCACCTGAATCTGGTGCAGGTATAGCAGCTTCAGCACCATCGACTGCTGGTACAGTAGGTACTGCTTCCACTCCAGGTGGTATTGCCGCTGCTACATCTTATAGTGGTGGCCCCGGTAGTCCCGGTCCCGGTCCCGGTCCTGGTGATCCCGGTTTTGGTGGAGGGGACGAAGGTGCAATCGGTGAAGGTGAATGGAAACATGGTGGACAGATTAAAGGATATCAAGAAGGTGATCTAGTAGAAGATGATCAAGCAGATACACAGTTAGACGATCTAGGTCTTGGTCCTATAGGAATAGTTGATGATCCTGATGGAACAACTGGTGTTGCAGATGATTTAGATATGGCCCTTCCACACGAATCATATGTTATAAATACAGAAGGAACAAACGAAACTGGAAGAGTAAGTATAAATAAAATGCTTAGAGAAGCTATTGATATGGCTATAGCAGATGGAGTTGATCTTCCAAGTGTAATTAAAACTGCTGAAAAAGTCCCTATAAAAATTTCTAAAGGGGAAACAGCAATTCCTTATCCTCTACCAAACTACATAGGATTAAGTAAATTGGAGAAAATAAATACTCGTGGTTTAAGAATAAGAGAACAACGAGAGAATGAAGAAGCGCCTGTTCAAATGGCTGATGCTCCTTCTACTCAAGAAGATTTATTAGCACAGATAAAACCTGTTGCTTAATAAAAACTGAACAGCTACCCGAAAGGCCCTGTTCGTAAACACCAAGAATGGATACCCAAAGTTCCCGCTTTGGCCCCAAGGAGGTATAATGGTTGATAAAGAACAAAATGAAGAGGAAGAACTAGAGCCTACCCCATATCAGAATGAATATAGAAGGACTCTCTTAGATTCTGATGAAGAAGAAACAGAAGAACTAAATCTTTCTGACCTTCCTGAAGAGGCAAATACTCAGCAAGATGAAGGACTAATTTCTAAGAAACAGGAACATGATTGGCAAAAAAGATATAGTGATCTTAAAAGCTATCATGATCGTCAACGAAATGAATGGCAACAAGAAAAAGAATTGCTCGATGCTAAGACTAAATTAGCAGAACAAACTACTTCTTTAGCCTCAATGCCTAAGACAACAGAAGAACTTGAAGAGTTTAAACAAGAGTTTCCTGATGTATATGGAGTTGTTGAAACTGTTTCCCGACTTCAAGCAGAAGCAAGAACAGCAGAAATTGAACAAAGGATTGCTGCTCTTAATAAGAAAGAAGAAGAAGCCAAATACAAATCGGCTGAACAGGAGTTGTTGGTATTACATCCCGACTTTGTAGAGTTAAAAGAA